TGAATACGATTAGCAACAGAAACCCAAGGAATACGAATCTCAGGAATAGCACCGCGAGCTTCGGGAACTGGGCCTTCCTTGAACATAACATCAAGGCGTGGGAATAGAACTTTTACTTTCATTCTAACGTCCATAGTGTCATTGGAGCTGCAAACTTCATCCATTCAAAGAATATCTTACCTTCTTCGGGGATAGCGAAGTATAGAATTGGCTGAAATGTTTGTGGGTCGATGCCGCGCATTACTTGCACAACTTTCTTATCGCCAATTAGCTTTCTTACATTCTCTGCTTCTTTTTCATCTTTGATGTAATGAAATAGAAACTCAAGCGCATGTGTTATAGATTCTGGTCGTTCAATAATCTTAGTCATCGGATCATCCTATCAAATTCGTTCTTCTTTGTCAAGTATGTTGGGTTGTCATACTTGCGCGGACCCTTACCCGTCCAGATCGTAGTTCCTTCGATGAACTCCCAATCCATAAACTGAGCATCATAGTAATGAAAACGATAATTGCTCAGTTCTGCTTGATACGTTTCATTTAGTGCTATCTGATCGAGGAACCATGCGTTTGGGCCGTGCTTGATACGATACATGACTTTACGAGCAAAAGGCAATGCTTCATGTGAATAGTAGACTACGCCAGCTGCAACGCGTGATCCTTGATTTTCCCAACCAACTGTTCCAGGAAGCGGTTCGCGAAGAAACAAACCAATCTGATCATCATCTGGCTTTTCGATGTGCTTCATAATCAGACAGTCTGTGTCGATAATCAACCAATCTTCACTAGGAAAACGCTCCATCGCTTCAACTATAGTTACGAAGCGATCGCAAGCAAATATCGTCCGCTGTTGTTCGGAGTCTTGATGAAACGTGTATTGATGTTTCCACGAAAACGTGAAAGAAGAGTCTGTCAGCGATTCCCACTTACTAGAAAGATAATGCAGAAACTCTACTTCAGGACCATTCGCATTGATAACATGAAGATGAAGATTATTTCCCGCGCGAGCAGCTGAAGCTACCAGCGCAGGTGCATGCAGATTAAGATAAGTAGGGTCACATGAAGCAAAGAGTTTCATTATCGTCCGATGATATTGTACTGACCAAACGTATCGTTATTGAGAACTGGAGTGCAACCATTGAGAACAGCTTCTGCTCTCATGTCGTTCCAAAACTTAACGAGATCCTGACGCGGATGTTCTTCAGTCTTACCAGTAAACCAAGCTGGCTTCCATGGTTGTGTTTCCATCTTCGTATAGTGAAGATGCCAGATATCATCGAGCGAACGTCCTTCGCCATCATGACAGTTCCAGCGCGGATCAAGATCATACACAATCTCAGAACCAGAGAACTGAGCGATATAGCGATGATGCGCGTCTGGATTAGACTTCATACGCGATACTGGCATGAGCATATCACCGAGGCGCTCACAGTCCATGAGAACGACACAGAACTCATGTCCGCCGAAGCGAGCACCACGACGAGCAGCTAGTGGATAACCCTTCAGCTCAGTCGCATAGAGTTCAGCGATATCGCGAAGATTGACCTGATCCACATCCATGTAAATTGCTTTGCCGTGGAAGTTACATGCTTCAGGAATAGCCCAACGGAAACCTGAAAACGGTGTAGACCAACGCTGTGTTTGCCATCCACCCCAGATAGAGTTTGTGTCATTTGTCTGACGCATCCATGTGATTTCAATTGGATGCGTTGTATTCTTACGAAGCGAATACTCAAGAACCATCTCTGCTTCAGAGTCTTCATTGTTGGCAGAAGTGCCAACGAAAATACGAATAGGATCAATCATTCTTTTTTATCTCCGATAATTTGCAGCAGATGAACAAAGATGTTGATGAAATCCATGTAGAGCATCAACGCACCAATCACACCAGCCTTTTCTCGTTCGTCACCTTCGGCATCGTCGTAGGTCTGCTTGATCTGTTGGGTATCGTATGCAGTCAAGCCAGTAAAAACGAGGACCGCAAGACAACTGATGGCAAAAGCGAACACAGAACTCTGTAGGAAAATGTTTACCACACCAGCGATAACCAACCCTAGAGCTCCCATTATAAGGAATGATCCAAAGGTTGTCAAGTCCTTTTTCGTAGTGTATCCATACAAAGAAGCAGCGCCAAATGTAGCAGCCGAGATAAAGAACACATGCATAATGCTACCCATCTTGTAGATAGCAAAGATCGAACTGAGACTCAGACCCATCGCAGCAGCAAAAGCAAACAGAAAATACTTGGCTGATGTTGAACTCATTCGTTCTGCCAAGAACATAAACCCAAGACTCATAACCAGCGGAGCAAAAACAACAACCCACTTGAGCGGCGTTCCCCAGATAGCAGCCATGAGAGCTGGCGACATCGAAACGCCGATTGAAAATAGTCCACTAAGAGCCAGCGCGAAAGTCATGTAGTTATAAACCTGCAACATAAAGCTGCGCAGGCCTTCGTCGTAGATCAGCTTATCTCTTGTTAATACAACAACAGACTCATTATCGTTTGAAATGTAATTCATTATCGTCTCCTAAAGAACATACCAGTTGTTTGCATGAATGGCTTCTGCATTGTGGATTCCTGCATACGAATACGCTGAGTAACAGCATCATCGTAGTCAAAACCATACTTATCGAAAACCTTGTGCCAGTATTCCTGCGGCTGACAGTTCACATGATGATGTCCAGGATAGCCTGGAGGCGCAGCAGTTGCTACAACATATTTACAACGAGCAAAGGCGCGCATATAGTTGTCTTGATACTTTTCATCGACGTGTTCAAGAAACTCTACAGACCAACCGAGATCAAACTCAGCTTTCGTAGTGTAGCAAGGACCAGTGGTAAAATCGTGAATGATGATATCAGTATCTTTTTCTTTTGGAACTTCCCAGTCACCGTCGATGCCAACTGCTTCAAGCCCGCGCATGCTCGCGAGTGCGACCATACCACCAGGACCACAACCTACGTCGAGAAACGACTTGACGCCATACTCGCTGATTAGAAATGCGAGCGTACCTCGATCATTGTGGGTCTTGTTGAGATGACCGCCCAGATGCGAGGGCAGAGAATCTTGATTTGCTTCTGATGTGTTCTGGTCCACGATGCCACTTCCCGTTTATGTTGTCGTTCAAATAGTTATCATCCTCGAGAACGCCATGAGCGAACTGCTCTCTAACTTCCTCATAGTTTACTCTACCTTTCGTAGAATGTAAAGAAATTATTTCTCGCCTGAATAGGCTTTTGTCAGAATCTTTGATCTTAGATTTGAGTACGTCACTGGATCCATAGTATGCTTTCCAGTCGGATTCGGATCGCTGGCGACGACTTTTTCCACGGGCTTTACGGATAGACCAGAAGTATTTACGTCCGATATACTTCTGGCCTTCTGGTGTCGTGATGATGTAGACAAAACCATACGAGTCGCCGATATCTTCACTTGTAAACTCTTTTCCGTTGAACGTCCATGGATTTTCATAATTCGTCATACAATTATATATGACGACTAACTTCCTCTGGATACAAGTCTTCGATCTGCTTCAGGGTTTCTTCGAGCTTGTCGATTTCCTTCATAGCTTCATCAAGGTTTTCTTCGTGAATCGTATGAAGATTAGCTTTGATGTTTTCGATTTTGTCAAGAATCATATTGTATCGTTCATTGATACTAAGCAAAGATTCACTCATTTCACTTCCCATCTAATTATTTCAAATGTTCCATTGTGATGTTCTACTAACGCTGTGCATGACTCAACCCAATCGCCACAGTTCATATATCTAACGTCGTCGATATCACGAATGTTTGCGTGATGAATGTGTCCGCAGATTATACCGTTCAAACCTTTGTTCTTTACATATTTCGTCAGAGTTTCTTCGTAGTCTCCGATGAAGTTCACTGATTCCTTGACTTTATATTTCAGATATGAGGACAGAGACCAGTGTGATAGTCCAAGTAGATTTCTGATCTTGTTCAACATAACGCTAATGGAAATGCTAACATCATAAGCCCATGAACCTAAGTGTGCTAACCACTCCGCGTTTTTCATTACAATATCAAACTGATCGCCGTGTGTAACGAGATACAGCTTACCGTCAACTCCAAGATGAATCGCTTCATTAGTTATGATGACGTGACCAAACTCATTATCACAATAGTTTCTCATGACATCATCATGATTGCCAGGAATGTAGATTATCTCTGTTCCCTTTCGAGCCTTACGGAGTAACTTCTGCACTACGTCATTGTGAAACTGATTCCAAATATTTTTCTTAGACATAGCCCAGCAGTCAACAATATCACCGACCAAATATATTTTCTCGCATTCAAAAGTTTTCATGAAACCAAGCAGCTTATCCGCTTGACTCATCTTCGTGCCTAGATGTATATCTGAGATGAATACTGTTTTGTATGACTTCATCTAAAATCCTTGTAGTCGTTAGTTGCGGATTTATTTTTGAACGTCACGGAAAAATAGTTACTAATGTACAACCAAGAAGTTTTTATGAGACCTTGCTCTTTAAGTCTTCTTGGGGAAGTTGTAGTTATCATTCTTGGATTGAACACTATCTTACCAAGATGCTGAATACGTTTTGCAGTCATTGTATCTTCGCCGTAGAAAGCGATAGAAGTATCATAACCACCAACTTCATCCAAAGCAGATTTTCTAATTATAGCATTACCACCTTGTAAGAATACACCAATATGATCGTTGCTGATTTTTGCAAGAGCATAATAGAACTTCGTCATCATTCGTAAGCTAGAGCTGACATCCTCATATTCTAGAGGGCCAGTAACAGCAACAACATTATCGTCAGATAATCCACTCAGTGCTTCCCACAGCCAAGCACTGGTTATCTTAGAATCAGCATCAATGTTGGCTATCAGACGACCTTGAGCAGCTTGATATCCAGCTTGTCTTGCAAAAACGACGCCTTTGCGAGTTTCTTTGATAACGAACGCTTGTTCTTTTTCAGCAATCTTTGCAGTCTTATCAGTGCAGTTGTTATCAACTACTATGATTTCGTATGGAACATACCATACGTTTTTTCTAATAGAACGAATGCAATCTTTGATATGCTTTTCTTCGTTATAGCAGGGGATGATAAACGAAATCATTCGTCATCCTCTTCTAATTCCTCAATAGTTTCTTCCTCAGCGTCTGCCCCACAGAAGGGGCAGAACTGAGGTGTTGCTTTCTTTCCACGCTTTTCATAGATGACTGTGTAGTCGTATTCTCCGCAAGGGCAGGTGATATCTTTTTCCACCATTGCTTAGATCTCGCATCCACCAGCAACGCAAGCAAGCTCCTGCGCTCCAGTTGTCGTATCAGTCTTTTCGTAATCCTTGAGCTTGCTCCAGTCGATGCTCTTAGGCATCTTAGCAGCGAACTCTTCGTACTCTTCCTTCGAGCAATCTTGATAAGGAGCTTGCTTGTAGACGTGATCAGAAAACGGAAGGAATGAAACACCAGACATCTTGTCGAAGTGATTGTAAACCCACGCACCTACGTCGAGCCATTCGTGTTCTTTCACAGAGATAGTAACAGATGGCTTGTGTTCACACCAGTGATCCTGATATGTTACCCACAGTTCAAGCTGCTCGATAGCAGACATATCTGTGCGGAACACAGCATTCTCAGGAGCTTTCATTGGGAACGAGAACACATATACGTTGTTCGGACGCATTGCACAGTCTTCAACTGGAACACCAGCGTCGATCATCAATGCGGCCAGAGGATCTTTCTTATCCGCACGAACTGTTCTAATATAGTATGGATTATGGCGTGCATGAATACCAGAAGCAGCATCAGTAAGCTGGCTAACAGTACCAGAGGGCTTAACACAAGTGACAGCAGCAGACTGTGGGATGCCAATATCCTTAGCGAACTTTTTGTTGGTCTCGACTGCGATAGCACGGAGTTCTTCGAGTCGCTCTGCGAGTCCTGGAGTTTTTCCATTGGTGAGATCATTATCCATAATTCCTGTCATTGAAACACCAAGCAGGCGTTCTTCTTCACAGTTCTTTTTCCATGATGATGAAAGATACTTAAAGTTCGTCAGAGTTGACTGCCACGTTCCAAGGATAGTTGCCCAGTAAACCTTTTCCTTGAGCGTTTCCATCGTATCTGTTGCACGAATAACAACTTCTGACAGATTACAGAATTCCTTGTCACGAAGAATGATCTCAGAGCAAGGATTAGTTCCGAAGTCATAGTTAGGATCACGGCGACCGTGCTTCGTAACAGTAGCCTTAGCAGATGCTCTGTTGAAGATACCACGCTCACCAGACTTAGATTCATAGAGTGACTTCCACTCTTCCATGAACAAGCCCATGTCAGGCTTTTCTTTATAGATGGCTGAGTTGTTAGCAAGCGCACGCTGAGATTCGTCGAGCCACCACTGACCAGACTTAGCTGTGCGCATACGATCATCGTTTAGATCTGAAAGAGAAATAAGAGCAGAACGACGAACGCCGCCCACAACAACAATATCAGCGATTTTACATACAATGTCATGGCATTCCAATGTGTTTAGACGACGACCAGCGGCCTTCTTGAAGATATCAATACAGAACTTGAATAGAGCATCGAGCGGCTCTGGACCAGATGCGCGCCCACCAAAAGTTTTGAGTGGAGTTCCAGCTGGACGAACCTTTGACATATCCCACTTAGGAATCTGTCCAGAATAGAGAAGATGAATGAGTTCCTTGAGAGCTTTAGCCCAACCGAGCTTGGAGTCGGCAACCATAATAGTTGTATCTGAAGGATAGAACGACTCTGCGATGAGAGGAAGCTGCTCTACGTCTTTTGACTCGACAGAGAAACCAACACCAGTTCCGTTCATGAGAATATAAAGAATTTCGTCGAATGAACGTGGGCTGTTGACTGCAACATACGAGCAGTTGTACGCAGCAACGTTTTCGCGCTTGAGCGCGTCACCAGCAGTCATAACGCAACGCATCGAAGGCATAACCTTTTGTGACAGAACTGCGTCTTCAAGTTCCTTACGATACGCTTTGATATCGTAGTTGTGCTGTTCCTTCAGATGACCTTCGAAGAAATCAAAGAAACGACCGATAGTTTCTTCCCAGTTTTCTCTACGACCCTCGTCCCATAAAAATCTTGAATATCGTGAAAGATGAATAAACTGTTGATAGAGGGTAGGTAGAGAATTAGACATATGAAACTCCGTTTCTTACTTTTTTTCGGACAAAACAATACCGTTCACAAACATTGCGTTTGTGTTAACACTTCTTCCAATCTCGGATAGCCAGCTTAAGAGCAAGACCCTTAAACGTGGATTTATTTAGTAGATACTCAATCTCAGAAACACTACATCCTGATAAAATTGCATCATTAATATCTTTATAAATCCAGTTTGAATTCCACACAACCATAGTATACCCACGTTGAACATATGACTCAACACGCTTCACAACTTGTTTGTTTCGCGGTTGATTATCGAATACCAGAACTACGCTTTCGCCGTTCAAGCTATATAGTGCTCTTTGAAAGTCCGTTCCACCAGCAGCAATAGCATTATCAAGGAACATACTGTCGATAGGACCTTCCACGACGTATATAGTTTTGCCACGTTTTACGCGATCAAGACCATAAATCAATGGATCATCTGTGATACGAACAGTTGCATATCGCAAGGATGAGTTGCCCATAGCGCGACCTGTAACGCCAGTGAGCAACCCATCCTCGCGTCGAAACGGAATTACCAATCGTTCGTCTGATGCCAGACGCCCCTCATAGATTGGATTCAGCGTTTCGAGTTCTTTAAAATCTCGCGCATAGTAAAGATCATTCCAACGTTCTTTTGGAATTTGGCGCGCTTTGACATACTCCACGGCACGATGATGTGCAGGAAGTTTATCGAGACGAAAGAGCATCTCGTCAAGAATGATTGGTGGGCGTTCAACTTCCGTTTTAGGAATGATGAACGTATCCAATTCTGTATTGGCTGAAACGCGATCTTTATATGACTCTAGTCTGTACGACTTGGCCAGACCAGGATCAACGAGCTCAATAAGTTTACCAAGATTAGTACCGACATCGCAGTTATGACACTTGTAAATGAGGCCGCCTGATTTCTCAAACAGATAGCCTCTCGCCTTCAATTTGTTCTTCTGTGAATCGCCACAGAAAGGACAGCGGAAATTATAAACTCGCTCAGACTTCCGCTTGAACAGCAGAAGTTTGTGCGAGATCATCTGTGCATATTTGTGATCAGTGATAGTAGACATAAATTCATTATAATCAGCTCAAGGAAAATTGTCAAGACTATTTCTGCTCTTGTTTGTAATATTCTTTGTAGGCTGCAATCACGGCGTTCTGCTGCTGAATGTGCTTACGCAGTTCAGCAACGTTCATAGAAAGCGCCTGATAGCCCTGTGAGGTAAGAGCGAAAAGAACAACATCACCCTTACCGCTGAGTTCCTGTGCCTTTGCAGCATAGTTCTCAGGAGTAATGATAATCCATTTCATTTCCGCTTGATTGATAGGCATAGTTGGAGGTAGAATCAATTCAGCTCTTTCGACAAGAACTGGCTTATCAAAAACCTTGGTAGTTTCATCGCACCCAGCTAGGAACAGGGCGCATAACGCAGCAATAGCAACTCTCATTGTGCTGGCTCCTTCTTAGGCAACTGAGCCTGAATAAAGTCATTACATATTGTATTCCTTACTCTACCGCTTTGTTCGTCAGCTGTCAAGGGTGCACCTGTAACTAATTCATTGCAACGTAGAGCATCTCTTGTTCCGCGATTGACGCGAACTTCAGTTTCTGAAGGCGGAGCTTTTGCAAGATTATCTAGTCGCGACATCTTACGGCTAAGAGCGTTGACTTCGTTCTGTGCTTGCTGAGCTTTTGCTGCAACTTCTATGTTGATAGCCTGCATCTTCTTCATATCAGCTTGCTGCTGTTCCATGACCATCTTCTGTTGTGTGATCACGCCTTCCATACGCTGCTGAACTTCAGCCGCTGCTTCTAACTTACCCTGTAGAGCTTCGATGTAGAAGTATCCGCCAGATATGACAGAAAAGAGAATAGCTGCAATCGCAATCTTAATACCCAAACCCATTTTCTTATCCTTTATGTTTGAAGAACTGGACTTGACGCTCTCTTCTCTCTGCGCCCGCGCGCGAAGGATACGTTCCGAGGTTTTTTCCTGTTTTCTTCGAGACAAGGCGGAATCCACCGTCTGTTTTAACAATATGCTCGCGTTGGACTTGTTCACTGGATCCATCACTACCACCACCTGATGCGCTTGTTCTGCTCACCGCAGGAACTTTCTTCTTTAGTATTTTATAATAAACTTTTTTCATTGGAGGATTCTGAAGCTGTTCATTGACGCTTTTTCTGCGCATGATAGCTTTGAATAATATGGGCTGACCATACTTCTTGAGTTTACCTTTAGCACCAATGCGAGGTTGACGCTTGCTCCAGTGAACATCAGATGTGCTTGTAGCTGGACCAGCGTGATTAGCGGGAGGACCGCCTTCGTCTTCGTTAAGATTACGCATCAGATTTTCCTCAGAACGTCGATTACTCGCATATCCATAACGACTTCGTTAGATCTAATCGTGTAATTATCAGAACCAATGTTTTCTATAAGATCGGGCCAGTAGTTCAATAACATAAGAAAAGGTTTAAGAATGTGAAGTTGATCGTACAACTTAAACGCAAGCATCCGCGTCAAAGCCTTATGCTCAAACACATTGTATAGAACCATCAAGTGGTTTATGATCAATCGTTCTTTGAGCTCTCCGTGTTTTTCATAGCGACCAAAAAGTCTACGAAGATTTTTGATTCTGTTCAAATCATCTAGGAACTCTTGCTCATCAACACATGGATTCAAATAATGATGTGCAGCATAAAGAAAAAAATTGTTATCGTCCAACTTACCCTTCATTTCACTTTTTAATTTCCTTAGCGGCCTCCACGATATCCTTGTTGGTCGCTTCTGCCTTAATGAAAAAGCGTGCTGTCATCGACAACACGCCCCATGCTAAAAATCCGATAACTGCTCCAGCTGCTACTAGATGCTCAACTGTAATTTCAGTATTAATGTATTCACAAAGAATCGGAGCAAATATAATTGCGGAGCCTGTGCAGATGCCACCACGAATAGTGGCATCTAAAATTGTTGCTGGTTTCATGAACGCAAACATAGTCAATCCGCCAAGCAAACCACCAGCTGCTGATGCAGACTTAGCTGCGACGTATGATCCTGCTGCTTCAATCGACATCAGAATGTGCTCAATGCTACGCGCTTGATTGTTGTCGCATTCACTGCGATATACAAATGAGTATTCGTGAAACGCATTTCACCAACAGCCATACCAACAGAAGTCGCATTGTTTGATCCTGGAGTAGTACCAAACGTGATTTTGACTGTGTTGGCTGTAAGCGTTTTTGTGATGTTTACGTTTGACGCAAGCTGTACTCTGTTACCAGATACAGTTACGTTTGCGCTGAATACAGTATTAGAAGGAACAGAACCGAAGAAGCTCTTTACTGTGATCTTCTTCGATACTGGTGTTCCGTTCGGATCATCGACAATCATCAGCAGATCTGGAGCCGCTGTGGTCGTCAATGCTGTAAGCTGTGATACTTTCTTGTCAGCCATCTAGCGACTCCAAATCTATTATTCTGGGAGAATTCCATCATCGAGAGCTTCACCACCACCGCCAGCATCGTTGACGATAGAAGAAGCTGCAACGAGAACTTCGTAGTGAACGCGACCAGCACGACCACCTTGACCTTGTTTGCGAAGAACCCATCCAGCGTGCGGGATGTTATCAGCTTCTGTACCTGCTGTATTAGCGTAAGTCATTTCGCCTGAGCTTACACCAAATGTTCCGTATGCGATATTAGCGCGAAAAGTGCCGATTGTCGTGTTACCGAACAGCTCGTTTCTATTCTTAGCAAGATTGAGCGTTGTGTTAGCCCAGCTTGGCGCGCCGTTAGCGTTATCTGTCATTGTCCATTGTGCCATATCTGCACTCCTTTTCCTAGTTATCCTATTTAGTCTTTGATACCAGCTGATTTCTTAGCTGTTGCCATACCGACAGCATATGGTTCACGAACCTTCGCGCGGTGCTTGATCAGCGACTTAGCGATTTCGTGTCCCTTCTTAACTACAGCCTTAGGTAGCTCTTCAGCTTCCTTGAGTGGTGGATTGATTTCAATCTTTTCCTTACCACCCTTCTTCATTTCTTCATCATCATGGCTGCTAGCATTGATGCTCGACAGACGCTTGTTAGCCTTAGCTTGCATTGCTGACATCTGCTTCTGAGCGATCTTCTGCTGAATCTGCTTCTGCATCGCATCCTTCTTAGCAGCAATCTGCTTTGCTACTGCGTCTTCGGCTTCAGTGATTTCTGTTTCTTCTTTCACTGTACCTTTGTGTTTAGTATCATGGACTTTATAGCCCATCTTATGATACTTCATCTGAATTTTAAACATAGCATCGTGCTTATCTTTAGCTTGCACGACATCATTTTTAGTTTCTTTTTTATTATCTTTAGAAACTACAACATCAACCTTGTGGTTAGGTGCATCGAAGTTTGATGATGGATCAAACACGCTACCTTTACGTCCAGGATTGTTCTTCAGACGATTAGAATGTGCCTTTTGCTTTGGCGACATTGCTTCATCAGTTTGTTCAGCTTCTTCCTTAGTCAGCTTGCCAACTGCTTTCTGAATACCAGTCGTACGCTTTGTTGCAATAGCTTGATGCTGAGCCATCTTCTTTGGATCTGGGCTCTTGCTAGAACCACCATAAGCAGCTGCTGCGCCAGTATGCGTAGCTGCGGAACCAGCCGCCTTTGTTACATATGAACCAAGAGTCGCTTTCGAAATTTCATCGACCTGCTCAACTTCTTCTTTCATTGCAGACGCATGATGCTTTGAGATAGCAAATGTTAAATTATTTTTTGTTTCATGACCATCTTTTGTCTTTACTGGTCCAGCATGCACATCAGTATGTTTAACTTTAGTGTTAAAAATCTTATTTGCTGTAGAAAGATTGGCGTGAGTATGAAGACCATCTTTATCATGAACTGTGACAAGAGGGTTTTCGTGTGTTGTTTTTACCTTTTCATCAATCTGCTCAACTTCTTCTTTAAAAGCAGGGCGCATTTTATCGTATTGAGGCTTAGCAACTAATTTCGTATCATTCTTCTTACGAAGAAGTTTGAAATCGTGAGCGTCGATTTTACCATTCTTGTTCTTATCAATCTTATGCTGATCGCCTTTTAATTCTTCTCCGCGCAGTTTCTTAAAATCCTGCGCGTCGATCTTACCATTCTTGTTAGCATCAATCTTATGCTGATCGCCCTTGAGAGCTTCCTTTACGGTTTCTACAAGAGATGGCGTAAGACCAAACTTCTTTGGATCTACTGACATGTTAGTTTCCTT